TTTAAAAGCATCTTCAGTAATTAAACCTTTGTCTTTAGCGTAAGTTAAAACTCTTAAATTATAACCATCATACTCTTTAGATATTTTTTCATATTTTTTTACTAATTCTTTATTGGCTACAACTTCTTGAGCCGCCTTCAAATCAAGTGTATGTTTAATTCCTCTTTTTTCTAATTCAATAATTCTTTTTGCAACCTTATAAGCACCAAATTCTAAATATGATTTTTTATCTTTACCTATTGGTTTTAATATTTCTTTAAAAGATTTACCATTTTGTTTTAAATTTTTATCTAAAGTTCCTACTTCTATAAAGTGTCCTGCTCTATGTTCCATTCCAACTAGAGTTCTAAATCTTTCATAGACACTTAATTTTCCAGTTCTGTTTTTTGTTTTATCTACCTCTTTTACCATTCTGTACACAGGATGTAATCTATCTATAAAACCTTGAGTTAATTTATTCGCTTTACCAGGCTCAGTAATCTCTTCTTTTGCATATCTAATTTTATTTAAAATAGTATTTTCTGCTTCTGTATCTAATTTTATATCTTTTTTAAAAGCATCTTCTTTTACCACTTTTGTTTCAGGCTTTTTATAAGCTCTAGGTATATCAATATTTTTACTTGATAAATCTTCAACTACTGTTTTGTCAGCTATGTAGTCTGTTGCAATATCAATAGCATTGTTATTTGTTCTTTTAATTGTATTTACAACTTTTGCACCTCCCGCTTCAGCTAATCCAAATGCACCAAATAATATTGTAGAATCAATTAATTGATCTTTACTAGGTAATTCTTGTTCTATGATTGCACCTGATCCTTCAAATCCAGCAACTCTTAATAAAAGTTTAGATATAAAATTTTTTCCATATCCACCTAAACCTACAGCAGCACCTAATTGTATTGCTTCTTTTCCACCAGCTTTAACTCCTTCTTTTGTATAAATATCCCAAAACTCTGACCAACTATGAACTTGACCACTTTCCAACATATTCAAATAAGTTTCTCTAATTGATCCTGCAAAGAAACCAGTTCCTGCTGCAGTACCTACTTTACCTGCACGACCCCAAGTTAAAAGGTTTGTAAGTAAAGCACCTGTTAAATAAACAGGTAAGTCTTTTGTAATGACTGCAAGATTTTGTATATTTCTTTCTATGATACCCGTATCTTCAAAAGGCTCTGCAACATAACCTTCAGGTAAACCTGTGCCTGAATTACCAGGAAGTTGATGATAGTTTTGTACAAGATCAACAATACCCATATTAAAACCTCTATCCCAATACTTTTCAACCTCAAAGGTTTCACCTACTAATTTTTCTTTTAAAGAAATATTATCAGGTTCATTTTTTTCTACTTCTAATAATTTTTCGTATGTTGATTTTTTTTCTTCTTTACCTAAGGTAATAATGTTATTCCATATTTTTTTTATTGGTCCTCTTTCAATAGGTTGATAACCAAACTCTTTCAGGATTTCTTCTTGTTCATATCCACCTTGTTCTAATGAAAATATTTTTTCTTGTTTCCAATTTGATATTTCTTTTTGTGAAAACCCACCTTTAATTAATGCTTCATTTTGTTCAGCAAGACTAGACATTATAATTGTCCTATTCTTTTCAAGTAGTCTTGTGGTGATTCATTAGGTAATCTTTTAGCATCTCTTGTAGGAATAAAACCTTTATTTTTTTTAATTTGATCTACAATTTCTTTAAATAAAAGATTAGCATTAGGCATAAAGTTTAAAACATCTTTACCTATAAATTCTTTTTTAGTAGGATCAGTTAAAGTTTTAGCGGGTACACCTTTTTCAATACCATTAATGTATCTAGCATACATTGTATATTTAAAATTATTAAGTCTATTATCTAAACCTGGATCAATATCTTTTAACACAGGACTTCCTTGAACTGGCATTTTATAAAAATCAATAAAATTAAAAAAAGTTTTCATATCAGAATACGTTTCAGGATTTTTGTTTTGATTATCAATCATTGTACTTAGAAATACTAAATCTTTTATATTAACTCCTGATTCATATCTTTCGATTATTGATTTAGATTCAGTTTCTCCAGGTAAAGTAAATTTATCACTTACTTGATTTATTTCATCAGTTATAATTAAATCTATAATTTGACTGTTGGTGTCAAAACTTGATAAAGTTTTACCTTCTGTTGCTATTACTTTTGAATTTAAAGTTTTAAATTGTTCTATAATTTGAGGTGTATTACCAAATAATATTTCTATATTTTTATCATATATACCTAAATTTTTATCCATCTGCAAAATAGTTTCTTTAGATTCATTTGCTACTTGATTTTTTATAATTGATTGATTTGTAAGCATTTGAAATTGCATATCACTTTTTAATGATCTTGCTTTTTTATTAGCATACTCTTTAAATTTTCTTTGCTCTGTTAATGATAAGGAATTGTAAAGTTTTACTAATTCTTGATTTCCACCAAATGTACCTCTATTTATTTCATCGTAAGCTATTGTTAAAAGAGATGGATCAGCATCAGGTGGTAAACTTAAAGAACCTGTCAGAACTTGAAATTTACTTTCTAATATATTTCCTTCAGCAACTGCTAGATATTGATTTTTTTCTTCTAAATTTAATAAATCAAAATCACCTTTTTCAAAAGCATTTTTAAAAGCAAATGGTTGGCTTTTAGACATACTATCTGCAAGTGTAGTAACACCAAATTTTTGATAGGCTTCAATTAATATTTTTTTCTGACCTTCATCATAATTAGTATTTGCATTTATTTTATCTATAACTTTATTATTATAAATATCAAGATATACTGTTCCAACTTCTTTTAATGTTAAAGCTTCTTTACTAATATAATCTTCATCTACATCTGTTGATACTTTAATTTGTTCTATTCGTGATCCTTCGAGAGCTTTTGTTTTTAAAATACCAGCAGTTGAATAAAACTTTTTTTCTATAGCTTTTTTTGTAAAGTTATCTAAAGTTTCAAATTTATTATTTTGAAAATAATTATATAAACTATTTACATCTTGATCGTGTATTGAAGCAGCATCTGTTGGGTTTCCATTTTTTTTAGTTTCACTTTGAATAGTAAACAAACCTTTTACAATAGTATTTCCATTTTTATCTTTTTGATCAATATACATATCAGATAATATTTTATATGCTTTATTGTCAGCTTCTAATTTTTTTTCTTTTATATATTCTTTAGTTAAAAAATCTGTAACAGGTTTAGTTGCTCTAAATATATTTTCACCTGGTGATATTCTGGGAACACTACCAACACTCGCAGTCTCTGTTGTTATTTTTCCTTGAGATATATATGTGGGTATCTTTGGCATAATTATCCTCTCATTGATAACAAACTTGATCCAGCACTACTTACTATACTTATTTGTTCCATTCGTGATCTTTGTTTTGCAATGCTTCCTTCAATCCTAGCAAAAGCTGCACTTTCAAATGCTTTAGCTTTACCTATCTCCGCATTGTAACGCATCTTATCTTTTTCAATTTCTTTTTCAAAAAGATTAGATAATTTAATTATTTGAGAAGAACCTGATCCTTCTATAACTCCTGACTTGTTAGTATTAACAATTGTTGTTCCTTCTAGTTGTTGAAATTTTTTATCAAATGTTGATAAATCTAATGTTAATTGATTTTCTATAGCTTCTGCTTTTTGTTCATCTACTTTAGCTTTTCTATTAAAAGCAGATTGTGTATATTTTCCAATAGCACCTGCTTGTTGTACACCCGCTACTGCTGATACTCCTACTACTGCTGGTATAACCCAAGTCATTAAAAAATCCTCGCATATCTGAAGTGATCTGAACCATCAAAACCATAATGTTTCATCAATCCTTCGTTTTGTAAACCAAGCCATGAAGCAAACTTTAAACCTATTTTAAAGTCAGCTCTTACAGCTGTTTGTACTCTTTTTATATTATTTTCTTTGGCTAGTCTTGCAAAATTTTTCTTAATAGCTCTAGCAATAACTAGCGGGTGATTCCAAACCTTACTTGTTGCCAACACCCAACCTTCTGCCACACCATCCCAAATGATTTTCATACCTGCAGAT